GATACTTATTTAGTATTGCTGTATCAAACTTCTTATTTAATAATTTATCTACCTTCATACCTTTAACTTTATTCTGAGACACAAGTGTTTCTGGCGAGATGTTATATTGCATAATTAAATGTGGATACAGCGAGTTTAAGTCAAATGACATAACCCACTTGTGCATACCAACTTGAGGGTCTTTTACATAAGCACCTTCAAACTTATCTGGTTTTTCAGACTTTCGTTTTTGTGAAATTACTATATTCTTGTCACGCAAAAAGTTATAGATAAGAATGTCCCAATATTTAGTAGATCCAAGTACGTCCATATAATTTACTTTTGCATCATAAGCCATTGTAAGACAAAGCTCAATAAGCTTCATCTTGTCTTCAAGCCTATCAACTAGTTCCACATCCATGATGTTATATTCTAGGAACGATTGATAGTCTTTTGTATACCAATCACTAAATGTCTCGTAAGGATTACCCTCTTTACGTTCACCCAATTCAACAAATGCAATGTGATCAAGACGATATGATTCTTGATTTGTGTATGTAAATTTACGATACAAATCAAAATAGTCTAAGTGAGAGATACCTTGAATATCCCAAACTTGATGTTTTCTGCCCATTTGAAATACTTCACGAGCAGACACAGTACGCCATGGTGATAGCCGTTTAGTTTCATCTTCACCACACATATTAGTAATGCGATTACATAGATATGGAATATCAAAGAACTCTGTGTTCCAACCAGTAATTACGTCAGGCTGCTGTGTTTCCCAAAAAGAAAGAAACTCTTGTATTAGATGCAATTCACTTTCACATCTAACATAAGTTACATCTTCACGATCATTACGAAAATCACCTATACCCCAAACAACAAACTTTTTACTTTGGTGGTTTTTTATAGTGATTGAAAGAAGTGGCTCTATTGCAACATCTGGATTTGGAAATCCATTTTCACATTTTACCTCAATATCAATTGTAAAAATCAATATCTTATCAATATCGTAATCAACTTTTTTAGGATAGTTTTCAGCAATATAGGTGTATGGATATAAGTTATTACCATAAACATTGCCTGGCTGATTTTTGTATTGTTCAACCCATTGTTTTGCGTCTTTGATTGTTTGATGTTTTACTGGTGTTACAAATTTACCATCAAGTGTTTTCCACTCTGTTGGTGTTGTAACAGGAGCATATAGTGTTGGTGAGTATTTAACCTTACGGACAATACGTTCACCGTTCACTACTTCTCTAAGTAATAGGGAATTACCCCATTGGACAATGTTTGTATAGAAGTTCATTATATAATAGTATCACAATTCTGTTTGAATGTCAAGGGGTTTTATAAGCTCATTTCGTATTGAGACTCTGCTAACAATTGTTTTCCTTTTTCAGTATTAGGATAACAGATACTAACAGCTTCAAGATTTCCTATAGCTGCAGCTAACTTTCTCATTTCAGTATCTACTGCACTAACTAAATCTGGATGTTCTCCAATACCTGTTGGATTTTTCTGGTAAGCAGCAATGTTTGCTTTTGCAGATGCAATTTCATATTCGTATTTTTTTCTCAATGCATTAATTATCATTTCATTCTCCAATTATCTCTGTTCATAAATATTTTAAGTATTTCTGTAGTAATACTTTTCTTATTATCTTTTAGTGCTTCTTCTATTCCTATAAGGCCGGGCGTAGAATTGACTTCAATCATAATAGGAACTTCTTTGTCTCTATTTTTTGATGGAATAAAATCTACACCCACAATCATTCCGTCAACTGCTTTTGCGGCTCTTAAAGATTCTGATATTTCAAGATCAGTTAACTCATGTTCTGTTGGTTCAGAACCTTGAGATACATTACTTCTAAAATCATCACTAACAATTGGTCGTTTTATTGCACCAATTATTTGACCAGAAGCTACAATAACTCTTACATCATATTCTGTTTTAATCCATTCCTGTAATATAACATCAACAAATTCGTTTTCTCTGTGAAGAAGTTGTACAATACTATGAAGTGATTTTAAACTTTCAACTAACATAACACCAACACCTCTAGAACCAATAGAAGTTTTAAGAATCATTGGAAACTTATTACCTAACTTTTTAGCTGCAATTTCAGCACCTTCTGAATGTCTAATAAGAACTGTGGTGGGTGTATTAAAATTATTTTGTTGAAATATAACTTGATTGTACCATTTATCATTACATATATCATGGCATTTAGTTGAGTTAAATATAGTATAACCATCGGCCTCTAAAGTTTTTATAGCAATATACCAAGAACGGTTTCCAGTGTTTACTGATGAACCCAAACCCCTTGCCATTATTAAAGTGTCTTTAGGATTTATCTTAAATGGTTTATCATATTTAGCATCAGACTTCATAGTTGGAAGTTCTACTTTACCATTTTCATCTACAGGAAAAGAATATACAAGTTTATTGTCTCCATCACTTTCCATATACATTCCAGAAAATTCTGCAAGATATACGTTTAAACCAAGCTCACTTGCTTTCTTGCGAATCATTGGCCCTGTTTCATTAGGGTCAAGTGGGTCATCATGTGAAAGAATTAGTAACTTATATGGATGTTCTTTTTCAGTAATAAATGACTTGAATTGTTCCAAGATTAACCCTCTCGTTTTTTGCCTATGTTATATTTAGTCTCAAGAGTCCATTCTTCTTTTTCTTTAAATGAAATGATTTTGATTTGACTTAAAGGAGCAGCTGGTTCTGTAGTTCCCTTAATTTCCACTAGACCCCAATCACCTAATAGTTTAGCAATTGTGTTACGTCTTGCAATATCATTTTCTGATAAGTTTGTATTCTTACCATCTAGTGCAAACAATTCTTTAAAATGCACAATATAATATTTTCCCTGCTTATGTAATATATGACAGGATTGATATAGTTTTCGTTCTTTTCTAGAAGCTACCCCTATTCGTGATAGAGTTTCACGAATCTTTAAAAAATCGTCTGGTTCTTTCAGTACGACTTCAAGCATATGCTCCTGTTTCCAGTTAATGCTTTCCATTTCTTCCACCTTTATTCAAACTATCTTTGATAGCCTTTATCTGTTCATCATTAAGTATTTTAAGAGCAGACTTTGCCTTTTCATTATTATAACCATAATACTCTTTAACATACTCTAGATCGTCTATTTTACTCGCCTTCAGCCAAGGAGTAAATCTTTTCCTTGCTCTTAGACTATTTAGAAGAAAATCAAATTGAAGTTTATGGTCAAGGTGGCAGTTAACATTCATTTCATTAACAAGATGAATGGTGTCTAGAAATGGAGCCAGACATTTATTTACAATGTATGGGGGATATTTCTTTTCCCACATTTCATCTTCTGAATCCATCAGAGGTGTTTTATCTGTATTGATTTCTTTGAGGTAATCTTTTAAATCGTATGTCATTTTTTACCTCCAAATCTTGCGCTTAATAATTCATTTGCTGATGCAGACCATGTTTCTGTAAATGATGGTGTAAATGCAAATTCTCTTTCTGGCAAGTAAAAGTAATTGCCTGCAATGACTATTCGTTCTTCGTCAATAGTGCTTTTAGGAACACTATGAGTAGTATCTGATGTAAAAACTATCAGCTGCCCATCTTTAGGGTGTATACAAAAAGGTTTATTTTTAGAGTTTTTTTTCTTTTTGTCGTATTCAAACGCATTATCAAAAACTAATGGACTACTTCCTTTCGGTGTTTTTACACAATAGACAAAGCTCAGTGAACAGGGCAAATGAAAGTGTGGTATAGCATGTTCACCTTTACGATAAACAGCACCCCAGCAATCTAGCAATACATGTTTAAAGGGTTTCGTATCTTCATTTATTATTTCTGTGATTACATCAGTTAGCTTTACTATTAATTCATTTTCCTTATGAAACGACCAAGAAGTCATATCACATTTCAGATTTGTTTTATGATCTTGTAAATCGCCAGATGATTTAATCAGTTCTGCTATCTTGTCGTTTGGCACATTTTTTAAATTGTAAGTATCTAAAGAAGTTATTTCCCTAGTTGAAAGCTTAGTTCTAATCATTTAAACTTAACCTGACCCATCAACTCTGTCATGCAAGCAAGTAGATTGATTTCTTGGTCAGCAACAAAAGCAGCCTTGTATTGATAGTCAGCAATGATAACAACCGCATGAGGAATAGTACTAGCATCTAAGTGGTCATATAGACTATCGTAGAT